ATGAAAATCTATCTATCAGGTCCGATCAGCGGACACAAGGACGGAAACAGGGACGTATTCCGCATGTTTACTGAGGCAATCATCAATAATGGTCATTTGGTTGCGAACCCCCATAATATTCTCCCTCTCTGTATTAAAGGACGGGGTGACTGGGAGAATCACATGGCAGCTAATATCCAGCATTTGGTCGAATGCGACCTGGTATTCGTCATCTCAAATCAGGAATGCCAGGAAGTCTCCTTGGAGACACACATAGCCAAGGAATTGGGCATCCCTGTTATTTATATGTCATCGGTAATCAACTTTCTCGACCAGATTGAAGAGGCTGTGAGAGGAATCAAAGAAAAGCTAGGAGAAATGCTGTGAAGTACAATTTCGTTTTTGTTCCACCAATGAATACGGGTACGCTACCCATCGAGAGCAGTGTCACTATTTCAACCCACGGGATACATCTCGGGAAGAGCCTCAGAGATGACCTTTCCATCGACAGTTCTACGTATATACGCATCGGTTTGGATGAGCAAGCCAAGGCAGCTTGCCTGGTGCCTTCTCCACAAGACAAAACAGCCTTCAAGTACAACAAGGGGCTCGGAGGCAAAATCCTTCCAAAGAGGCTTATCTCTTTGGTTGGGGAAAAGCCCTACGTTTCGGTTGAAGGCGGGGTGATCATTCTCACCAAATCCAAACCGGTCGCCGAGGCGGTTGATGGTGCTCCGGAGATGATCCAGAAGCAAGAAGTAGTACCGGAGCCTTCCAAAGAGCAGAAGAAGCGAGGACGGCCCAAGAAACAACAAGCCGAAGAAGAAGTTCCTGACTCTGTTGACGCAAAAGATATCCCTCCATCCGAAGAGTTCAAAGAGATGTGTGCAAACTGTGAATATCACAGAGACATTCCAGACCAACCAGGGAGAATCAAATGTGAGAAGCACGGCCATACGAAGAATCTCGACTACTACTGCTTCAAATATGAAGCTCAGCTGAAATAAGGAGCTACCATGACATTTTCTGTTCTTGGCTTCTCACAGAGGAGATTGGTTGAACTTGGTCTCACGATGGATGAGGCCATGGTACTTCGATGGTTCATCGATTATCTATCATCCGGCAAGATGCGAGTAATCCAGTTTGGAGGGCATACCTGGTACTGGGTGAACTTCTCAGGCGTGCTCGAAAGCCTGCCAATTATTGGTGGATCTGCAAAGACGATAAGCCGAAGATTTGACCGTCTGGAAGCTGCAGGCGTGCTTGAGCACTACACCTTCCGGGAAGGCGGTGTATTTTCTTGCTACCGCATCAATGCGATTGTCTACGAGTCTCTCATTGATGATATCCAGGAGCAGAAAAAGGCCGCTCTTGCTCTTTCTGACACCACCACCCCTGAGCTTTTCAGGACCGAGATTACCCCTTCTGAGCCTGTTGAAGAGGGTTGGACAAATGAGCAGGGGGGTAAGACAGATTTGTCCAACGGTAAGACAGAACTGTCCGACCATTGGACAGAATTGTCCGAACAAAAGATTAGTGTATTAGATCAGTCTATCAAACTAGAAGAGAAACCCCCTGTATCCCCCACCGGGGGGAAACGCACCCGGTTCGTAAAACCGACAGTCGATGAGATCAGGGCCTATTGTGAATCTCGGAACAATGGGATTGATGCTCAAGAGTTCTTCGACTCAAACGAGTCAAAGGGGTGGCTGGTCGGGAAGAATCGCACTCCTATGCGGGACTGGCAAGCAGCCATCCGAACCTGGGAGGCAACCAGAAGGCGGGATAAGCCGTTTGACCGGAAGAGGGTGAACGCGGCATTCGAGAATCAGAGCGCTGGGCGAGTGAGGTTGTAGGAGGTTGATGATGGGAGTGTTGGGAATGCTTGATGGTACTGAAGTTGGAAAGGCGATGAAAAAGAGCGGTGTTAGCTTTGGGACCTTCTCCTGTGAGACCCACGGGAACTACCGCGCCATGTGCGTGACGTTTGAGGACGGTACGCACCATCATGCTCCATGCCCGAAGTGTGAGGACAAGCGACGTGCTGAAGAAGAGTCCAGGATTCAGACAATCATGAGGGACCCAGCTGTGATTCTCAGAGAGTCAATGATCTCCTCACAGGTACCTCCCAGTTGCCTGGACTATCGGTTCGGCAATTTTCCGGTGCAGCAGGGCACGCTCGAGGCTTACCAGGGCGCTCAATCCTTCCTTGGCAGCAAATACCTTGACCTAGTCCTTCTCGGCCCCACAGGGCTCGGAAAGACATCCTTGGCAATCTCGATCATCAGGCACGCACTCCAGAAGGGAAAGACCGCCAGATATGCAAAAGAGGCTGCCCTCCTGGATGAGATCAAGAACTCATTCAACTCGAGGGGAGAGAGCGCCGATGAGATAGTAGCCCGGTATTCCCGTTATGATGTGCTGGTGATCGATGAGGTAGGGCTTGGTGCCTGGAGTGAATTCGATGCAACCAAGATGACCACGCTGATCGACAACAGAAATACGTACTTCAAGAAGACCATCTTCTTGGCCAACCTCACTGAAGCTGGCTACAAGGCTCACTTCAACGACCAGTGTCTTTCCCGACTCCATCAGGATGCAGACTTCTACTTCCTGATCGGGGACGATCTGAGATACAAGGAGCGATAGGTGAGATACTTGTACAAGGGCTATCGCCACCAAGGGTTCATCTGGATCATAACCCGCCAGTATCCCAAAAAAGATTCTGTCATCATTGAGATCCGGAGGTATGTAGGCAAGACCCCGATAACCATCGAAGTCGTCCTGGATCCCTCCAATCTCATCGAGGAGGACCGGTGAAGACAAGCATGGCTGTTGTGGTAGTCACCCCGTCTCGAAGCATGTGGTATCGGATAATGACCTCCGTTGTTAGGGAGTATGACTTAGAGTCAGTGATCCACCTACGCTGGCTTATCCTATCCCAAGAACCGTTCAATGGGTGCTATTTCGATTTGGCACCAGAATATAACGACGAAGAATCATAAATCCTAATGAATTTGCAATAATCGGCCCTTCTTCCCACACTGATAGCGAAGGAGGGCCTTATGCCATCTAGAGCCCATTACAGCATATGCAACAGATGCAGGACTACATTCGTCGGCACAGGGACCCTATGCCCGAGCTGCAAGGGCATCCAGCAGTCCCGGCCCTCCCCATCAAGCCGTGGTTATGATGGGCGCTGGAGAAAGATCAGGGCGAGAGTCCTCGAAGCTGCAGGCATACCCAAAGAGGCATGGCACCTGTACGCGGTGGACCACAACCCACCCTATGACCAGGCTGTTGACCCGGACCATACCCATTATGAGCTCGTACCCCGGCTGATCGCAGAACACAACCGGAAGACGGCCCGAGAGGACGTAAAAAGGGATGCAAGCGGACGCATCAGGGGGCGCAAATGAGCGTATGGGTAGGGGGGGTCAATTTTCTGCATTTCCCACGTTTTATACCGCGGGGTGAGCTCCACTTTTGTGTGGTCAAAATGGAGGATTTCAAAAATGGGGGGTAGACCTCGCAAGCCAATGGCTCAAAAAGTGCTCCAGGGAACCTTCCGAGCGGACCGAAATCCGGTCAATGAACCGGTCATCGCTCCTCCGAAAGCGGACACCGTCAGACCTCCCTCCTCGCTGAACAAATGGGGCAAGCAGTTTTGGAAGGAGCACTACCAGCAGCTGGTGGATGCCAAGATCCTTACCGCTGCAGACATGCCTGCGTTCGAGATGATGGCCCGCTCCTGGGGGGATTACAAGCAGGCTGACTGGGACATCACCCACGGAGACGGCGGCAAGAAAAGGACGATGGCGCAGTATCGGAGTGAGCGTGAGTACAACCGCAAGCAGATGCCAGAGGTGATGGAGCGAAAGGAGAGCCTTGAGGCGTTCAATCGCATTGCTTCCCAGTTCGGGATGACCCCAGTCGCACGCAACAAGATTGACATCCCACAGAAGAAGGAGACCGACCTTTTGAGCGAGATGTATGAGGAGACCAGGGTGAAGGCATGACAGAGGCTGAAGGCTATATCGACGACGTACTGAATGGACGGATCACTGTTTGCAAGTGGGTCCGTCTTGCTGTGCAAAGGCATATCGATGATCTTGTCAAATCCTCAAATCCTGATTACCCGTTCTACTTCGACCCATCTTCTCCCATGAGGAAGATCCGCTTCTCCCAAGAGCTGCGCCACATCGAAGGCCCTTTGGCCAACAACCATCTGAAGATCAAGCTTGAGCCCTGGCAGCAGTTCATCGATTGGTGCATCTTCGGCTGGAAGAGGAAGGACACAGGGGGGCGGAGGTTCACCAAAGCCTATGTCGAGGTGGCCAGAAAGAACGGCAAGACGACAATGGCCGCGACCACCGCCTGGTATTGCTCGATGATGGATGGGGAGGAAGGCCCGCAGGTCTACTGTGTGGCCACCAAACTGGACCAGGCTAAGATCGCATGGGATGCAATCAAGGCACAAGTTGACTACCAGCCTCTCCTCCGGACAAAGACCAAAGCTTACAAGCAGGGTCTGACCATCACGATTCCTGAGACCCATGGGGTGATAAAACCCATTGGACGTGACTCAAAAACCCAAGACGGGCTCAACCCATCATTCGTGTTGGTAGATGAGTACCACGCCCACCCGACTGCGGAGATGCTCAACGTCATGCAGAACGGTATGGGCGCTCGATCACAGCCGCTCATGTACATTATCACGACCGCAGGCTTTGACAAGAACTCTCCCTGTTACCAGGAGGAGCGTACCCTTGTAACCGGTTTACTGGAGAAGAGCCTTGATCCCTGCCCTGAGAATGTCTTCGGAATCATCTTCACCTTGGATGAGGGGGATGACTGGACGGATGAATCTGTCTGGATCAAGGCCAACCCGAACCTAGGGATATCGGTAAACATTGACTTTCTGCGAAACCAGGTCACACAAGCCCTGGCCCTTCCCAGAAAACAGAACGATGTGATGACCAAGAACTTCAACATTTGGACGCAGGCGACCACCAGATGGATCAGTGCAGAGAGCTGGGACGAGTGCAATTTCGAATTCCCGGATCTCATTGGGCGAGAATGTTACGGAGGACTTGACTTGTCCACCACGACAGACATCTCGGCATTCGTACTTTGTTTCCCGCCTGTCGATCTGGAGAAGAAGTATACCTTCCTCTACAGGTTCTTTATCCCTGGAGACAACATCCTCGAGAGGGAAAGAGTGGACAAGGTCCCGTATTCTCTCTGGGCAAGTCAGGGGTTTGTGACCATCACCCCAGGCAATGTGATCGACTATGACTTCATCGAGTCCCAGGTTATGGAGGATGCAAAGGATTATGTCGTCAAGGAAATAGCATATGACCCGTACAACTCAACGGAGATCGTGAATCATCTGTCTGACGAGGGAATGAATATGCTTCCTTTTAGGCAGGGGTTTATGTCAATGAGTGCTCCTACAAAAGATTTCGAGAAGCGGGTCCTGGGGAAGGAGCTTAATCACGGGAACAACCCGGTCATCAAATGGATGGTCAGCTGCACTGAGCTGAAGACTGATGGCACGGACAATATCAAGCCAGACAAGCCAGACCGGACGAGGACAGGTAAAAGGATTGACGGGGTGGTCGCTTCAATCATGGCCTTGGATAGGGCTGTACAGAATCAGGGCAAATCAAGTGTGTACGAAGATAGAGGGGTAAGAGCGATATGAGCAAAATTTTCAAAGGGCTTTTCAAGCGCAGTGATGATTCTACGTGGAAGACTTTGTTGGATCTGGTCCGCAACGTCGGACGATCGGCTTCCGGAGTGGATGTTTCGGAGAGCTCCTCGATCACGCTTTCAGCGGTTTGGGCGGCCCTGGTTCTCATCTCTGAGACGATGAGCACCGTACCACTTCAGGTCTTCAAGCGGACGAATGAAGGCAGGGATCTGTATCGGGACCATCCTCTATACACCGTCCTCCATGACAAGGCAAACCGTTACGAGACAGCCCAGAAGTTTCGCGAGAGGTTCTTTTGGAATATGGAAATTGCAGGGATTGGATTGGCAGAGGTGATCCATACCCGGGGAGGTCAGGTAGCGGAGTTGTACAACCTTGACCCACGGGAGGTGACCGAATATTTCCTCGACCAGAACAACAACCTCAACGTGCGCATTTCCGGGGTTACCTTGGGGCCTGACAAACTCTTCTACTGTTACGGCCCTGGGCAGGACGGGTTGCGTCCACGTGGGAGAATCGCTGTGGCCAGGGAGTCGATTGGTCTCGGCCTTGCTGCCCAGGAATTTGGGGGCAGGTTCTTCTCACAGGGTACGCACAATGGAGGATTCATCCAGACTGACAAGACACTGACCGAGGGGGCATTCGAGAGACTCAAGAATTCAATCAACGAAAAATATTCCGGTTTGGACAAGGCTCACAAACTGATCGTTCTTGAAGAGGGCTTGAAGTTCATCGCGGCAGGGATGAGCAATGAGGATGCCCAGTTTCTTGAGACCCGAAAGTTCCAGATCGCCGACATTGCCCGGTTCTTCGGAGTCAAATCCTACATGCTCGGAGACCTTGAGAGAGCAACATTCTCGAATATTGAACAACAGGGCATTGAGAACATTGCCTATTCCTGGAGGCCGAGGGCTGTCCGGTTCGAACAGTCTGTTTCCCAACAGCTCCTTCTACCACCTGAGAGGAAGGCCGGAATCTATGTTGAGCACAACCTGAATGCCTTGAAGCAGGGTGATCTCAAGAGCCAAGTGGACGCTTGGCATCTTCTCATCCAGGACGGGGTCATGAACTCTGACGAGGTGAGGGCGATGCTGAACATGAATAACCAATCCGATGGCCAGGGGGAAATCTATTTCATGCCTGCCAATATGCAGGACAAGTCAACAGTTAATATCCCTGATGATCCTGCAGATCCCAAGGCTCCGACAGATCCTGCTGGTGGTGCAGCAGTTGATGACACAGGAGCAGGGGTTACCCTCAACGGAGCACAGGTCCAGGCAGCCACCGCAATTGTACAGTCGGTAGCCGCTGGGGCACTCCCGCGTGATGCGGGGCTCTCCCAATTGGAGATCCTCTTCAACCTGACTTCTGAGCAGGCCCTCAGTCTGATGGGCAGTGCGGGAGAAGGCTTCACAGCAGGTGACGATTCTGCAAGATCTGGCCAGACCAAGAAAATTAAAGATCCAGGTGTTTCGTACCATCTCCGTGCTATGCAGTCGATGAAAATATCAACGAGGCATTTCGAATATATCACTGAGATCAGGGCAAAAAAAGAGACCAGTGGGCAGGCTATTGAGAACCTCCTTGCTGAGTCAAGGGAATTTTCATCCTCCTTGGAGAGTATTTTCGAAAAGGAATATCCAGGATTCCGGGTCGATGGGTACAGGGAGCAATCAGAAAAGATCATTGGGGCCCAGAGAATCCGTGCTGAGAAGGGAGAGATCGATGCAGCTGAGGAGATTACCAGGATGAGGAATGCCTTCAATTATGCTGCCATCCAGAATTCGGATTGCACCAAAGTTGTATGGAGGTCGAACCCCTCTTGTCCTCACTGCAAGGATCTGAATGGGAAGGTGGTAGAAGTTGGGCAAAGCTTTATCATAGAAGGAAAAATTCGCCATGCACCTCATAAATCCTTATGCGATTGCGACGTTGAAGGTCTTGCTTGACAATGGGGTTGACACGTGAACGGGGGAAAAAAATGCAGATTGAACGAAGATTTGTAGCATTCAAGGAGATCCGGGCTCAGGAAGAGGAGAATATCATCGAGGGGTATCCGATCGTCTACGATCAGGAAGCTGATCTTGGTTGGTTCAGAGAGAAGATATCCAAGGGCGCAGCCACGAATGCACTCAAGAAGAGTGACGAGTTTGTCCTTTTCAACCATAACCCAGACATCCCCCTCGCCCGCCGTTCCAACGGGACGCTTGAGGTGACCGAGGATGAGCATGGGGTGAAGATCCGCGCGGACCTTTCCAAGAGTGACGCGGGTCCGGGGGTCTACAAGAATGTCAAGAGCGGCCTCATCGACAAGATGAGTTTCGCTTTCAGTGTCGAGAAGGAAAGTTGGGAGTTCGCATCCGACCATACGGAAACTGATCTTCGGATCATTGAGGAATTCCGGGAGCTTCTTGACTACAGTCCTGTCACATACCCGGCATATGAGCAAACCAGCGTGAGCGCCAGGAGCGCCAAGGAAGTATATGAGTCCCGCAAAGGATCAGCGGATCCTGAGCAACCGGGAGCGCCCGCGGACGATGATGGAATCGGGCTCAGGGATACGCTCGCGCTTAAGGCACAATTCATCATAGGAGAAGAGAAAGATGAAAACATTGGTTGAACAGCGGTCAGAAGCCGCAAAGAAAATTCAGGACATCATTGGTGTCGCTGAGACGGAACAGCGGGCGCTCACTGTCGATGAACGCAGTTCGTATGATGCAGCCTTGAAGGCGATTGAAGACATCGACGAAACAACCAAGCGCCAAAAGGCGTCCAAAAGTCTCGAAGATCTTGAGGAGCGGGTCATTACTGACGTACCCGGAAAGGAAGTGAAGGATGAGCAGCGCTCTGCCTTCAGGAACTTCCTCACCGGCAAGATCAGCGGGTTCGAGCCGAAAGAGGAGCGGGCAATGACCTCTGGCACCGGAGAGACCGGTGGCTATCTCATTCCTGAGAAGTACGCTTCACAGTTGAGAGAGGTCGCGACGGCGAACTCGGTTGTCCGCCAGCTTGCAACCATCGACAAGTGGGACGCAGACGGGGCATATCCTGTGCTCACCGGTTTTGGCACCACCCATTTGGTAGGAGAGAATCCCGACGCTGACGTGGATGAAACCACTCCTTCCTTTGACCAGAAGAAGATCTCTGGTTACCAGCTGATGTATCTGGTAGACATCCCTAAGACCATGCTGGCAAAAGAAGTCTATGGGGTTGAGGCAAAGCTTCCCGGATGGTGGGGCAACAGTCTCGCAGTGAAGGAAGAGAACCTCTTCATCAATGGTGACGGGAACTCCAAGCCCCTCGGCTTGCTTGCCGCCGCTACTGCTGGACAGGCAACTGCAGCGAACAACGCGATCACCGGCGACGATATCATTGCCTGGTTCTACAAGTGCAAGGCCAAGTATCGGAAAGCCGCATCGTGGATTTTCGCTGACAGCACGGTGAAGATGATCCGCCAGATCAAGAATCCCGTAACCACCAGCGGAGCTTTGCAGTATCTGTGGGTTCCTGGTCTTGGTGATGCCCCTGACACTCTCATGGGCCGCCCGATCGGAGTTTCCGATGAGATGCCCGCGTTTGCAGCTGGTGCGAAGATTGGTGTGTTTGGCGACATCAAGCAGTACATCATCGCAGAGTTCGGCGTTCCTTCCATGCTGAGAGATCCGTACAGCAGGGCGGCACGTGCCCAGGTCAGGTTCATCGGTTGGGAGATGGTCGATGCCACTCTGCCGATCGCCGAGGCAATCGTAACTTGCCCGATTCTCGCTTAAGGGGGTGATCCATGTCTAACAAGTTGTACGAGGGGTTGAGGTCATCTGTTCCTCTTCCGCCGACAAGCATTTCAAACACCAATGTCACCGGGAAGTATATCCCGGTGACGGGGTGCAGAAGGTTGATTGCAGTCCTTGCAAATGGAGCCGCTGCAGTATCAAAGACTGTCAAGCTGGAGCTGCTCAAGGCAACCGATGCTGCAGGCACCGGTGCTGAATCTGTGGCCTCAGCAACGGCTACCGCCAATACCAAAGTCAAGTCAGTGACCATTACGCTCACGAGCGCGGCCAATACTGACAAGGTCGAGGTTAACGGGGTGGTCTACACGAAGAGTGCAGGCTCCGCGGCTGGCGACTTTGCCAATGCTGCAGCCTTGATCGTCCTGCTCAATGCCCGTGATGGGCTGAAGGCTACTGCAAATGCCGAGGTGGTCACTGTTGAAGCTGAGGATGGATATTCCCTGACTGTCGTCGGTACTGACGTAGCGGGGAGTGTCGTGGTCGCTACGCTATCCTCGATTGTCTCGGTCGAGATCAGCGAGGACCAGCTGATCGGATTCACGCATGTTGCACCCAAGGTGACCAGCACCGGTGCGGGATATGCAACCGTCGTATTCATTCAGGAGATGAAGGCTCTGCCTGTCAGCCTGGATAATCTCGCCGCGAAATACCCGGCGTAGTCGAAAGTTGTGGCGGGGGAGCAATCTCCCGCCTTTGGAGTGGCAGGATGAAAGTCAGGATATCTAAACCGTTGGTGATGGGAACCGGTAAATCGTTTGATACGGGGGATGTTGCAGATCTCCCCAGAACTGATGCGCTCCATCTGATCCAATCTCATCTTGCGACTCCAGAGGCGACCAAAAAGCACGAAGATGCCATGAGCAAAAAAGTGACAGAAAGGAGGATGGGATGATTTTGACCGTAGAAGAAGTGACTGCAATTCTTGGCATTCCCACCTCAGATACCCTTGAGGCGCAATATGAGTTTCTCATCCAATGGATCCAGAGCCGCGCAGAGTCCTTGATAGGGAGAGCCCTCGAGCTTTCCGAGAGGACTGTCTACATGGATGGGAGTGGTAAAAACACACTCATCCTCCCGGTGATGCCAGTACAGTCGATCACATCGATTTCCTTCGATAACTCCAGAGTGTTTGCAACTTCTGTGGATTCGGCAGACTACTACTGTGACATGAGGTCTGGGGTCGTATATTTCGACTATTGTGTTCCTGAGGGCCGTGGGAATGTCAAGGTTGTTTTTACTGCCGGGTACGATTCCGCATCCCTCCCTTATGATTTGAGAATGGCCATGATCGAGTGCATCTCCTGGAATGTGAAGCGGCTTAATGACAAGGCGTTTGGGATATCCACTCGAAACAGCCCGGAAGGGATATCCCCGGCATATGAGATGGTCCTCCCTATGGGAGCACAGCGCGTTTTCGAGATGTACAGGGAAGTTAAGCTATGAGAGGAAAGAACCCCTACGTAAACATGGAAGATTTGGTCTCCTCATACTTCAACAGATTCAACGTGGACCCATCCGTTCTGCCGAATGTGATCCAGGCTGTCGGCGTTGCTTTGAAGGGTGAGGCCCGCGCAGCGCAGAAAGAAACATTCCCTCAACGGACGGGGAAGTTCAACAAATCAATCTGGTTCAAGCAGCGCAGGAGAGGCTCAAGGGCAACCCTGTACGCAGGCAACCTTGCAAGCATATATGAACGAAATGGTGCATTCATCCAACCAATGAAGGGTGAGGCTATCAAGTTCGAGATCAACGGGAAAACGGTTTTTTACAAGGGTGTCATACGCATTCCCGCTAGGCCGTATTTCTATTCGGCGATGAGGGAAGCGATAAGCAATGGGGTAGATAAGAGGGCCGCTGAACAGCAGATCAACAGAGAATTCATGAGGCACAGCATTGTCAGCAAATACTAGGAAGTTCAATACATTGGAGCAGGTGACCGACGTGGTGGAGATTCTCAACTCCAACCTCGCATCATACTTGGATAGTCCCGTCCCTCCTCCGACCATCATCGCAATAGGATCTGATTTCGTCAGCTCCATGTATGCCAAGCCGTACGTACTGGTGCCCGCCATTTCCCTTGACTGCGAGGATGATGCCCAGTGCATGGTGGAGGACACCTTGACCGTGAGCGTGGGGGTTTATCTGGAAGCTCCTGACGACAAGACAGCGCTTGAATGGATATTCCAGTATTGCGATGCAATCAGAAGTGTGTTCCTCGACAATGATCGGCTGGAACATTCTTATGACATAAAAACCACCCATGCGGATTTCTATCCGGGTGGATCAGCGAACGAGAAGCTCTGCATAGTGGAGCTTGAAATGAAGCAATTGATTACCAGGGGGTAAAGAAGATGGCTAAGAGTGGATTCATGAAAGTGGCCGTGGGCGGGCCTGAGAGCGCCCTGGGGACTGCGGTAGCCCGCACCTCCCGTCTTCCTGTGACTGAACCTGTGTTCCTCATCCAGAAGGCTGTAAACGAGGACAAGGAGTTTATCACGGGTCGCAACACAAAGGCCGGGTATGTAAAGGTGGCGGAAGAATGCAACGCGTCGGTTTCGATGAACTTGGTTGCGACCAAGGGCTTGAACATTGTTCTTAGGTCCGTTTTGGGGCTCATGTCAACGCCCGCTCAAGTGGGGTGTGGGATCAGTCTTGTCTATGACGGTGAGGCGGAGTCCTGCAAGATTGTCGTAACCTCGGACACGATCACTGCGGCTATCGGGGCAAAAGGCGCTGAGGTGGCTGATGCCAACTTCGGTACTACGGGGACCTACTCACTCGCAGGGAAAACCCTCGCGGATCTTGTTACTGACATCACCGCTTTTACTGGCTACACCGCAGTTGCTTTGTACGGTGATCCCACCGCTTCTGCTGCAGCGGCTGTTGCCATTACTGCTGCACAGGCGAAGGCGAGAGCTCTTCCGATTCACTTCACCTCGGCGACGAGTGGAGCATATCTGAGGATCTTCACCCCGCAGCTCACCAACGATGAGCTTCCCGGATTCTCCATCCAGTCGGATGGTGACGGGGATAATCGCCTTGGATCTGGTGCGGTTGTTGATTCGATGAACATCACGGCCGATCTCAAGGCGAAGGTGAAAGCTACCTTGGAATTGATGATGCTCACTGTAACCGCTGGGCAGACTGCGATCACCGCGAATCTGGGAGACGATGACAAGGACGTGCTCAAGTTCTCTGACGGGCTCACCTACATTGGCGGGGCGAAGTTCTGCTACATCAAGAATCTCACAATTGATGTGGCCAACAACCACGGCGCTGACGAAGGCTATTGTCAGGGGCAACAGACCAAGGCGAAGCACGCGAAGGGCCAGTTCGGAGTTACGGGATCCTCGACCATTCCCGTTGATTCCGCCTCGGAAGCAGAACGCATCAAGTCCCTTTCGGCTCTCAAGTCCTCCCTGATGGCAAGGTTCCTTGGACGCACCTATGGCAACGGAATCAACGCTGCTGTCATCTTCGATGTCCCGGCCCTCCAATACACGGACGACTCGAAGAGCGCTGGAGACGCTACCCTTGAGCAATCCCTCTCCTGGGAGATGATCGACGAGCTTTCGTACGATTCCCCGTTTGCGATCCACACCATCACCAGGGAGGCTGTCTGATGCTGAAATTTGCTGACAGGAAAAAAATCCTGGGCGATAAGGTGTATCTGAAGTCTGTGGAAGGTGAGTGGATCCAGCCGAAGATGCTCACTGTTGAGAAGCAGGATGAACTCAAGACTCTCCAGCAGAGAGTCCTGAAGTCAGCTGGTGTGTCTGTGTCAAAACTCAAGGAGATCGAGAAAATCAGAACCGGAGAAATTTCTGAAGAAGACATTCCGGATTCTGCCTACGAGACTCTTTTGGATCTGAACGTGGCACCCAGTGCGGACACTGTCCGATTCTATCTTTTGAACGGACTCGGTCGGCATTCGTTCGTCAATGATGATGAGGCGGGGAGTGCTGAGGTCACTCCCCAACTCGTGGAAGAGCTGATGGCATACTCAGATATCGCCATTGAGATTTCTTCCATCATCCAGGAGTTCAATTCCCCTTTAGCCAAGACGACGTCAGGGACATCCGAGACGTCGCCGAGTGGATCTACAGGGGAAGCGAATTCGACGAAGGAGACACTCTCCCAGACGGAAGAGTCCCCTCAGACCTGATACGGGAGATAGGGCCTTACGTCCGCGATTACATAAGGATGATGGACGGTGATGGGACCTATCGACACTTTCTGTTTCCAGGGACGCTCTCTGACCAACCGTTCCTGGTAATGGAGATCTTGGACATAGTTCGTGCTCGGTGGAATGAATTGAGAAACAAGGAGCAGCAGGATGGCCTCAAAAGTAAATATAGTCATTAACGGTAAGAACCTGGCAAGCAAGGCAATCAAGGATGTGACAAAAGATTTGTCTGATGCCTCCGGTGCCTCGAATAAGTTCAACGACGGGATGATGAAGTTGGCAAAGTTTGGGCTGGGATCGGCCATCGCCGCTGCCACCGCTGTGATAGGAGGATCCTTTGCTTCGCTGAAGAAGTCAGCCGATTTCTCTGATATCAGAATGCAGTTTGACACGCTCCTCGGTAGTTACTCTGAAGCGGAAAAGATGCTCACCTCTCTCCAGGGGTTGGCTGCGAAGACTCCATTGCAATTGACCGCCGTCACTGAGGCGGCCACGCAGTTGCTTGCAGTCGGCACAGACAAGAATCTGATCACCGGTGAGCTGAGAATGCTCGGTGATCTCGCTATGGGAAATGAGCAGAAGTTCGGCCTTCTGACCGATGCCTACGCAAAGCTTCGAGCGAAGGGAAAGGTTTCACTTGAGGAGCTTAACCGGTTTACAGAAAACGGTGTCCCTCTTTTGGGATCCTTGGCCAAGAACCTTGGGGTTTCAAATGCCGAACTTCAGAAAATGGTGAGCACCGGAAAGATCAAGCTGAAGGATATCCAACAGGCCATGAAGGATCTCACTGAAGAGGGAGGGATGTTCTTTGGCATGATGGAGAAGAAGTCCCAGGGGGTTAACGGAAAACTCTCCACTCTCAAGGATAACCTGGCAATGACCATGGTCAAATGGGGGACAGCCTTCGAGCCTCTGGCTGGGAATCTCCTGGATACAGCAATCCAAAAGTTGAATGATTTCTCGACCTCAGATTCATTTAAAAAATTTATTGAGACTACTGTGCGTTGGGCTTCCTGGGCCTCGGAGACAATTCCGAAGATTGGACTTGTGCTCGGGTTCGTTGGTGATGTTATAGCGATCACAATCAGACATGCAAGAGCAGAGCTTGAGAAAATTGGTTCAATGATTATTAAACTCCCGCTAATCCAAGCAGGCATCAAGTGGGTAGGCGACGCATGGGCAGCTCTAAAAAAGGGGTTCACTACCGGAGATTGGTCTGATGCCATTGGTGTTGGCATGGATATTTTCAGAAGTGGAATCGTGATTTCTACCGTCCTAACACTGCTGTCAACCGCTGGATCTGGATTGTTGTCCTCTGTTCAGCTTGCCCTTTCTGGCGCTGGCTTTTTGAAGAAGTCTGGGCTTGGCACAGCAGGTGTTTTGGCGGCAATGAATATCGCAGTTGGACTTGTAGAAGCTAAAGAGAATGGCGATTGGGCAGGTTTTGGAAAGAATATTCTGGCGGGGTTAGCCGCTGGACTGGGTGTTGGTCTTCTCACTGGGAATGCTGGCGCTGGCGCGATGGCCTTTAATCTTGTTATGGGATTAAAACTTGGTGAAATAATCTTCTCTCAAGAATCGTTGGACAGAGTAGTTGACTCTGTATCGTGGGCTGTAGGACGCGTAGTGATTACCTTTGGAAAGATAAAAGACGCGTCCTCTGAGGCATTCCAATGGGTTTCAGAAAAAGCGAGTATATTCTCATCATCAGCTGCGGACTCCTTCAGATGGGCAATGGATCGAATCAAAATCACTTTTGAAAATACGAAGGGCTCGGCGCTGGAAGCTTATTCCTGGATCGCCAATCAAGCTCACATATTTGCAGGTAACGCCTCCGATTCTTTTTCTTGGGCAGTTGAGCGGATAGTGATTACTTTTGGAAATATCAAAAATGCCATCGGGTCTATTGATATGGTCGGCATTTTTTCTGAACTCTGGAATACCAAGATTCCTTCCTTCCTGACGCAGATGCTGGAGAATGGAAAACTAATAGGCTCAAATTTGCTCGAAGGGTTTAGACAGGGTATTCTGAATGCTTGGGACTCAGTCATCAATACAGTTGGTTCATTTTTCTCAAGTGTTCTTAATCGAGGAAAAAAGGTTTTGGATGAGCACTCTCCTTCGAAGGAAGCAGAGAGTATGGGTTCGTTTTTTATCGAAGGTTTCGCCAATGGTATAAACGCTCCTTCATGGAGAGAAGAGATCACTTCGTCCTGGAATAACCTCCTTGAGAATCTGAGAAACACTGGCAAGATCGACGTAGACGGAACGCTTGATAATATTTACGGGAAGTCATCATCAGCAGGAGCTGGAGGAGGGAGTGAGAAAAGCTGGATATCAACAATCTTTTCAAAGTTCACAAGCGGATTCCAAGGACTTCTGACTTCACTCTCATCCTTCAAGGCTCTCCTGGATCCTGTCAGCACGATTCTCTCCGGAGTCATGTCAGTCCTTGAACCAATTATCAATAAAGCCCTCGCCCCTCTTTTGGGAATCCTCACCATCATTGGGAAGACTATAGGCGGGGTGCTCTCTCCCGTATTTGAACTTCTGGCTGCTGTGACCGAGATTGTTGGGAAGGCGTTTGTCTGGTTTTACAACAAGGCCATCCTTCCTGTAGGGAACGGTTTCATCACTATTTTCAATATCCTCTATAATGCAGTTGCTGCAGTGATTAATGGGATAGGCAATGCTCTTAAGTGGTTGGGTGTCCGCCTCTCGATGGACTACCGTTCCCTGGATGCAGGGAAGCTCCAAGCAATTGATTACTCCTCCCTCACTGCTTCCGCGTCCTCTTATACAGGTTCGAGCTCAGCTGGTGGTTCTTCATCCTCAGTTAACCAGGTGACGGTTAACTACTATCAGACGATCAACGGGAATGTGATCGGCGATGCTGGCATGGCCAACCTTGGAGAGTTCTTTGTGAAGGCGGTCGAAGCATATATAGGAAGCGGTGGAACCGTCAGATTTATCCAGGAGACTGCATGACCTACTCAATCCCCATAAGTGTGGCCATGAGGGCTGCGCTCTCTGACTCAACCAAAAGATACCTGAAGGTGACCATCACTCATGATGGTCCGATCGTCTTCTATCCTACGAAGATCTCCGGTAATGTCTCGGAGGAGTACCAGTCCTGGAACATCCAGCTGAAGAACTACGGTGAGTACACCGAGGGCCTTTTCGCTGGTGATCTCGCTACTGTCTCATTCTCGCATGACGGAGCTGAGTGGATTACAATCATGACCGGTTACGTCTCTCCTGAAGGCATGAACCGTGAGCAGGGGTTTGTCTCTGATGATATCGTCTCTTTCGATCTGGTGGACAGGACTAAAGGGAAAGGGACCAAGAGAAAGCCATCTTCGACAGTCTTTGCAGCACTGAAGATCTGCGACCCCTCCGACACCTCCAATTCGATTCTCCATAGACTGGGATCCCTTATGGGGATCACTTCCTTTGAGGTGGGACTCATTCAGGATGTCAAGGATATTATCGTATTGGGTGAGCAGGTGGTGTGGAGTGAGCTCAAGCTTCTGAGGGATGCATACAAGGCTTCGATGTACTTCGATTATTTGGGAAGGCTGCGCTTCCACTCTCCTTTGGAAATTGGCTGGACGGATCCTGAATCTGAATGGACTTTTATTGCAGATCCCTCTCATGAGTTGGACAGCTCTTCATCCAGGGTAATAGGGAAAGTCCGTCGTACCTACAATCAGGTATCATGCAATCGCGCAACCTCAACCCTGAATCTCTTTGAGCAGAGATCCTCCAGGGTCATTTACCGGGACACGACCAACTGGAACAGCGACCTGTCCCAATGTTCGATCGTAATCCAACCGGGGGCCACCTATCCGGAGAATGGGGTTCTCTCTCTTTCGTACAAGGATCCCTCTACTGGTGAGGAGTATCCGTATGCAACGTCCGTCCAGACTCCTTCGATCGGACAAAGCAAAAATTACGACATCTGCTATGCTGGTGGCCGTCTGTCTCTGGTGAGCTTCAACGGCTCAGACTCAATGACCACCCAGCAACCCGGTGCGTCCCAGATCATTTTGAAAAACACCGGCTCACTCTCTTGTGAGATCATCAAGTTCGAGATCCGGGGCATCCCCTTCCTGCAGCTCTCAGAAAACAAGGTTGAAGAGATTGACTCCTCAATTACGGATGAGGTTGATTATGTGGATCTCGCTGTGGAAGGGAAGTATGCCACCTCAGTTGATCAGATTGACAAGGTCCTCGCCAGGCATGTGGAAGAAGGTAAGATCAGGACCAGGCATTTCTCGTTCGCCACCATCTTCCTCCCCCAAATACAGAGGGAGATGGCCTGTACCTATATAGATACGGACGGCTCGGAGATCCCCTGCAAGGTGATAACCTACTCCCACAAATCTTCAGGTAGGACCCTCGATTCCATGAGGACCTACGTAGAACTGGATGAGCTGCTTTCTTATGAACCGGTCTACAACCCGAGGATACAAACATCGAACCCTTCCTCTCCTGTTCCTATCCCCGGAACTCCTGGGGATAGGGTTGTGACCCAATTCACATTGGGAGATGAATCCGGTCCTTTCCCGACCGGTTGGACGATCGGGCAAGACGGCTGGGAGATCGGGCAGGATGATTGGGTCCTTGGCCAAGACGACTGGGCTTATGAGACTCCCACTCCTGGAGAGGGGCAGTATGTCTATAAGAGGGTTGGCACTTACAACCCTGCTACCGAATCATGGCCATCAGTCTGGAGAATCACCAGGGATACTGGCCTCAAGGGAGATCAGGGAGAGCCTGCACGTTCAGTGACCCTGTATGCAGATTCGAGCACAATCGTACTCTCATCTCGGGGAATTCTGAAGACCTCTCAAATAGAGCTTACCTGTGCTCCTACCAATCTCTCCATAGAAGGCGCTGTGTGGACCGCTACGGACGAAGGTAGCCTTTCCTTGGTAGAGATAGCTCCCGGAGTCTACGACCCGTACAAGAGGATCCTGGACTGTTCTCTGGTTGCGGGGGAGTCTACTCTCATAACAGTCTCGATTACCTATGGAGAACAAACCTACACAGGATATGTAGGGATCTCAAAAGTTAAGGACGGGCTTCCAGCTCCCCAAAATTTCAGAGGCGTTACAAGTGTGCCTACCCAGACTCCGTTGGGAGAACCCCTTGTAGCGGGCGATTATTTCTTGTGGGCCGGTGAGACTACGCCCTCCTATCTGAAGGGGGCGGTTTATGAGTATGACGGGACGACTTGGGGAATATCATCAAATGGCGATCTGGTAATGACCCTCTTTGATTCGTTCGCCGATCTGGCGAATGATGTTGAGAGTACGGTTATTGGTATAGCCGTAATCAAGAAGCTGATTGCTCTCGATGCTTCTGTCGAGGTCCTTCAAACCCTGCTGCTCGAGCTGTCTGAAGGCGGGGCCATCTATCACGGTTATTCAGCAGACGGCAGCACTCCTCCAGTTGACGGTGCAGGTTTCCACCTCTCGGCAATTGGCATCCTCCAGGCGAAGCTCGCCAAGCTCCTGAATGCAGAGGTAATTGGAACTGTCAGAACCGGTGAGGACGCACCTGAGAATGCACGCGTAGGAATCAAGGACCGGTCTGGCATTATCTCTGGGCCTACCTTTACGGGTACCGGACTCAACAATCTTTTCGTGCTTTCTGATGGGGCTGTGGCTGGTAAGTTCGAGGTTAAGATTACCACACGTCGCTATATCTCCGGGTACAACATCGGAGACATCGGCCCCGGCGGTGGGATGATTTTCTACAAGAGCGGCAACTACTACCTTGAAGTATCTCCATATTCGTCTGTGTTCTACGATGGTGCGTTTGGAAAGGTGTGGGGCGGGTATGGCACATATCTTGGAACCACTGGCACGGCCATCGGAACTGGTAAGGCTAACACGGCGGCTATTGTGGCTGCTTTCGGGAGTGCAGAGCCGTATCAAGGGAAAACAGATTACGCAGCCAAGGTGTGCGATGACTTCTCCTATGGTGGGTACGGCGACTGGTTTCTCCCATCAAAGGACGAAGTAACACAACTGTACAACAATCTCATCAGCAAAGGCATGTACGGCCCGTGGGAGCCTACGGGGTCATTCAACTTCCGTAGCTCTTCAGAACTCGATGCAACCACTGATTGGACAATGTATGCCAACGGCAAGTGGACTGACTATTACTTGGGCAAATCTTGGACTGGCAACGTAATCTTCAGAGCGGTCAGAGAGTTCACCCTTCCAACCGAAACGTTCCAGTATCGAACTTCGGTTGATGGTGGCACAACATGGTCTGATTGGAGCGCTGACATTGTTGTCGGTGATTATGCTATCCCTGGCTTCGACCTTACCATCTCCTTTGCAACAGCCTATGGCCATTATGTCGGAGACCTCTGGACATTCGAGCAGGGAGCCATGAAGGGCCTTGTAATCGTTGATGCTGACGGCAATGAATACTTCTCGGCCTCTGACGGCGTGGTAGACCTCAAGGCTCTCAATGCCTCTGGGCCTGTCACTGCGCAGTCGATTGATACCGGCGGCGGTCCAATGACCTTTGACCAGGGGCTGAATACAACTGATAATCCAAAATTCGCTGGCTTGAATATTGATAACGCATTTGGGAACAACAAATGCTTTCCAACAAAAATGCTCAGCTACTCTTATGGTGGTTCTCATGGCACAACCCAATTGCCAGCAATGGAGGTGGGAATGTCGGCGTGTGTTGCTTATTCACCATATCGCGGGGATGCAGATAATAATTTAATCCTACCGTCTGGGGGAGTGTATTCGGTGATTGCGAACTCATCAACCGCATCTGGCACTGGGGTTGGAGGAATTTTGAGCGGTGGTTCCGTCATCTGGCAAAACACAGCGAGTACAGGTTCTACTACCTTTACCTATTACTTCTATGTAGTGAGGATAGCATGATGATATCCAAAGACAAGCTTAAGCACTTCGCAGCCTGTTTCCTCATCGCTCTCCTGGGACTGCAGCACAGCCTCTTTGCAGGGGTATATGCTGCCGCTCTCTGTGCATTCCTGAGGGAGTATGACAGGTGGGGTTACACGGGAGCGTTCGATCGGAAGGATACGATCGGGGATCTTGTAGCTGATGCAGCCGGTGTGGCGCTGGCTTTGATCATAAAAACAATTCTTGGGGGTGTGTTGTGAGTGATGTAGTAATCAGCGCAATGGTAACCGGAGCTGTGGCTATCCTGGTTACAGTTATCAACAAATGGGGCGACAAGAAGGATATCAAGTGTGCCATCAACCGGATTGCCGAAGGGCTGCACATCGGTCTGGAGAATGACCGAGTAATCTTCAAGGCGTTTCGGGAGAATCACATCAATGGCGAATCAGAGGCACAAGAGCAAAAGATGGACCAATACTTCCGCAAGTGCGCAACTGACGGATACAAAGTGAAGAGGAGCTCATAGAATGGCAACCAAACGAATCGGTGAGGGGATGACTCACCGCACTACACTGGATGGGACAGAGCGATTCCTGGTAACTCCGGGGCCTGATGAGTCTGTGGCTTCGGCAGACATGGAATTTTCGAAGATTGAGGATATGATCAAACCGGATCTCACAGATCCTAAAGACTTCACTGCACTCTCAAGTGTTGCCTTGGCGGTTGAACTTGCGAAGAAGTTCGACAAGACCAGCCTAGCAGACAACTACGACGGTGGGACAACCAAAGCTTTGAGTGCCGAGAAGGGGAAGGATCTGAATACAAGGCTTTCCATCTTGGAGTCTCGCCCGATTGGAATCTACGGCTTCAAGAAGCACAAGCTTACAGGAGCCTGTACTCCTATTTACGACTCGGTTGCTCTCGGCCCTGTTCCTGTCATCCGTGGCTCGCGTCCCGCTGAATTTTCTAACCCGTACAAGGCAATCAGGATATTCAACTGGCGCTCTTGTCTCATGGACACAAAGCAAAATGTTTTGGCTTACTATGGACAATCCGGGTACGACACTCCGACGCATGATTCCCAATCCTACGAGGTTGAGATTCCCGCAGCGTATATCAACGAATGGGACGATGCGTATTACACCTACCGGGTAATAAGCGAAGTCGCCCAGCTTCCTGGCATGTTCATCCCCGGAGCTTTCCGTGACAATCTCGGCAGGGAGCTTCCGTTTGCTTATACGGACAAATACCGACGGGGAATGCTCAACGGCTATTCTGTATCCCGTCCTGATGTGCTTCCAGAAGTATCAATCACGATGAACGCAGCAGAGCTGAAGGCTGAGGCGGTGGATACCACCATGCTCTGGACAGGCATTCCCGAAGAGCTGGACTGGTACATCACATTCGTGGGTGAAATCATGGCTTGCAACACCGATTCCCAAGCCGCTTATGGACAAGGCATGAGCAGTATGCCGTACAGTGCTTCGCATACCGTTGTATCTGTTACCACCGATGCGAATACAGTCATCGTTTCCAATGCAACAGCCAGTGCCTTCAAGCCTTCCATGAACGTAAAACTCGGATCGGCTCTGGGAAGCGGGCAAACCTTCGCTGACAGGCTCATCCAGAGCATCACGGACAACGGGGATGGTAATTCCACCATCGTTGTTGACGGTGATCCTTTCACTACTGTAGTTGGGTATATCCTCCACGCCCACAGGCAGGTGACCACCTCCTATGAGGCAGAGCAAATCGGTGAGGATTGCGGATTCATTCTCCACAATGGCCGCTCTGAAACACAAGTCGAGAACTGGATAAATGGGATTGCAGGACATGGCGGCAACGTCTACGAGTTTAGCTTCGGCCTGTTGAGGTATGACAACTACGTATATCTCTGCCATGACCGCTACCAGTTCAAGCACAACGACGACCCGCGCAACAACTCGGCCTTCAAGAACGTAGGCTTCTTCGAGCAGACCGATGGGGGAACGTATGGTTGGATAAAAAACATGTCCATGGTGGGAGAAGCTCCGTATGTAACCGAGTGGGCCAGTGAGCTGGGTGCTGGCTCAACAACTCATTATGCAGACGTGGCGTATTATCTTGCTCCCAGTTGGAGGGGCACGAGAATCGTGCTTCGGCGGTTCTTCTGGTACTACGGCTCGCTTTGTGGTCGTCGCAGCTTGATTGGCCACTTTGTGTTGTCGGACTCGACCTGGTACATCGGGTGGCGCGCTTCCCCAAGCAAACTGCCTAAGTAGGGTTTGTCGGGGTTTGGGGGCGACCAGCCCCCATATGACTTTGGTTTTTTGGAATATAGATAAAGGGGGAGGCTCCCCTTGCGCCCGGTGCTTCGGCGGTTCAACTGGAACAACGGCTCGAATTGTGGTCGTCGCAGCTTGAATGGCAACAATGTGTTGTCGAACTCGAACTGGAACATCGGGTGGCGCGTAATCCCTAAGTCTTTCTTGGGAGCCTCATCCTCACCGCTTGGTGAAAATCTATCCGTACTGCCTGGCTTGTGAATCGATAAGAGGGGAGGCCAGAGGATAAAAGGGAAGAAGCATGAGATGGTGGAAACACCTGTTTGAGACAGTGATGAAGGAGGAAACGCTTGGTATGGCGTTTGATGCAGTGATCGAGAGTAAGAAAGATGAGGATAGAAGGCATCCCGAGAGGCCCAGCAGAGTACAGCATTTCATCGGCAAGAAGGATGTGATTCTGAAGGGCATCCGCCTGGATTTGATGAGGCGTTCGTATCACCTCACCATCCGCCCGTCCTTTGATAGGATGGAGAGAGGCAAGCTCAGGAGGATCACTCCTCCATCCTTCCGAGACTCTGTTGTGTTCCATGCAATCATCATCGCACTGGAACCCTACATGGTCCCGAGCTTCTATTACTACTCGCTTGGGTCAATACCTGGTAAGGGTCCGTGGGTGGGTCTTAACAACCTTGCATCGAAGCTGAAGGATGATAGAAAGCATACGAAGTATTGCCTTCAGATTGATGTAAGAAAATTCTACGAGTCGATACCCCGCGACCTTCTCTATGAGAAGTTCAAGCGGCACATAAAGGACGATGCTTTTCTTTGGCTCTTGAAAATCGTCATCGACGAACAACCGGGTACGGGCCTTCCTCTGGGTGCTTTCACTTCCGGGTGGTTTGCCAATTTCTACCTGAGCAAGGTGGACCATTTCATCAAGGCTAAGAAGGTCAAGTATTACTACCGCTATGTTGATGACATGGTAATACTCGGACCGAACAAGAAGAAGTTGCACGCCCTAAGAAAGGATATCGATGAAGAGCTTCATAAGCTCGGCCTTGACATGAAGCACAACTGGCAGGTCTACAAGATAGACTGCCGCAAGGTTGATTTCCTTGGTTTTCGCACAGGCAGGGAGGTGCGGATAGACCGAAAGAAAAACATGCTTGAGTTTTCCCGCTTCACAAAAAGGTACGGAAGAAGCCCAACCTCGAGCCAAGCATCAAGCATCGAATCAAGAAGGGGCCGTTGCAGGAAGTTTGCATCAAGGACGTTCCTTGAGGAGCATATCGAACCGTTCACAAGCAGAGAAAAGAACAGGAGGATTCTGAGAAATGAGTCGAGAAGGATACATGAGATCAGTAAGCGTGCCGTCTGAGGGTTATGAGGTTTTCCACGATGAGAAGCCGGGTATGGTGCGAATCCGCATCTATGAAGTACTCGGACCAGCCCCACCCAGGGAGGAGCCGCATGATGATGTGATATTTACTTCATGGGATGTGTGGGAATTCGAGCAGGATGGTATTGATGCTTATGTTGCCAACAACCTTGACTGGTTGAAGCAAAAGGCAAAGGCTGAGGAAGAAGCCGCCCTTGCTGCAGAAGTGAGAGCTGAGCGCAACCGCCTCTTGGCCAAGGCGGATATTGCCGTAAATAAGGCTCTGGACCAAGGCAACACAGGTTCGGAAGCTGAAGCAAGGACCTACCGCCAAGCGCTGAGGGGCATCCCGGATCAGGCGGGGTTTCCGTATGATGTAAGCTGGCCGACACTGGGAGGTGTATAGAATGGAGAATTTGATTTACTTGATTGCCATCTGTCTTGGGTTCCTGATGAGGGGATACAAAAAGATGCGCAAAGGGAAAGCAACAAAGGTGGAGATCATCTCTGTGGCGTTGGGATTGTCTCTGCTTTTGGCAGCAGGGAATCAGACGTTTGTCATGGGGTGGTCTAGTTGGTACTCGGTCGGCCAGATGGGGTGGGCGTGGTTGATCATCTTTATTTCCCAGGCAGGTGCGGACTTTCTGGTCCGTCCTAAGAAGGAGTGATGATGTGCAGAAGATTTGGTTATGGATCAAGGGTCATTGGTTTTATTTTGCTGCTGGTATTCTTGTGCTTGGCTCCATTGCATTCGGGGGGAAACGCCTCCTCGCTTCCCTTGCTGAGTGGGCTCGAAAGCGTGCCGACAGAAGAATTGTGGGCGATGCTCTTTCAGACCTTAACGCAGCAGAGGGAGCAATATCCGGAGCTGAACAGTCAGCTGCAGCTGTCGCTGAGTCAGTTGGAGCAGGGGCAGGTGGAGTTGAAGAAGCAATTGGAACAGCTGAGCACCTCGCGGACGGCCATCACAGAATCGAAGATATCGTTAGGGAGCTTGCCCGAAGATATGGCGTTGATGCGCCAGCAGATTTCTGACCAGGATAAGACCATTCAGATCCAGTCATATATGATGTATGCTTTAGTCGGGGGTGTTGCTGGAGGTGTAGTTGGCTACCTTATTGCTGGGCCAACAGGAGCTGCCTACGGGGTGCTCTTGGGGGCCAGTGGTGGGGTAGTGGTGAAGATATCAATCCGTTGAATCAAAAAGCCCCTGGTAATAAAACCAGGGGCTTGCTTTACAAAAGTAATTACTTTTTGTGATTTTTGAACGTGACTCAGATTGAACTATGCACTAAAAAAGTGCAAAAGATTTTAACCAACCAACGTAACCAATTCTTTCTGGACGTTCGCTACCGACTCCATATCACTTACGCTCAGGTGGAGATAACGTGCCGTCATATCTTCGCTCTCATGGCCAACGACAGCCCTGGTGACTTCTCCTCTGACTCCGCTGGCAATTAAGCGCGTGTTGAAAAAATGTCTCCAGCTGTGGAAGCAAAGATTCCTTCTTTCAAGTTCTTTCTTGCTAATGCCTGATTTCATGGCAGCATCCCTCAGGTTGTTCAGTAGATGATCAGGAGCTACTGGGATACGCCCATTGGTCAAAGTAAAAATAAAACCTTCTTCTGGTGCCCAGTGAAGTAGCTCTCTCCTTATCTCCTCTGGGATAGGAATCTTCCTTACCTTATCTGCCTTGGTCCCCTTCACCCCTACAGTCCTGTCAAACGAATGGCCGACTTCCAGGTGATCTGATTTGATATCTCCAGCTGTGAGAGCCCTGATTTCTCCTTGCCTCATCCCGGTGACGGCAGACAAGTAAGAAGCAAGATATGCCAAATGGCTTGTCCAATATTCGCGATGGCCAAGGATCTCTTTTGCCTCGTCAACTGTGAACGTTCCGCGCTTTCTGGGTTGATCACATAGCTTATGGATCTGTCTTGCTGGATTGCTTCTAATGAGCTTTCGTTTTACTGCGGTATCTAGGACATCAACGAGGATCTTCAGCATCTTGTTAGCGGTACTGTTTGCCAGTCCTTTCTCATTTTTGCCGTTGACTACCCTGGGCTTTTTCAGATTGAGCAGCCATGTGTTGACCATGTCCTCAGTGATTTCACCAAGTCGCAGCTTCCCGAATGTAGGCAAAATATTTTTGATCATAGATAGGCGGTTGTTGTTGCAGAGGGTTTGGGAGTAGTGATAGTCTCTGTCGATCTTGTCAGTCACGATCGGGCAAATCCCCCAAACAAAAAAAGGCTCAGCAAATTCCTCGAAGATGGTATTGCTTGATTCTTTGTTTGGGATCAGCCTTCCATTCTTTTCGAGATCAACACAATACTGATATGCTCGTCTCTCATTCTTCAGGCCCGTCGAGAATCTTCGACGCTTGCCTTTATCGTAGCAGTAGTAATACCAATACCCTTTGGTTTTGATGAGCGAAAAAGTGTCCAT